AAACCATTTGCCCTGCATCTTTTGGCATCATGATATAATGTCCGTTTTGGTCAGTCGGATACGCGGCACCCGATAACGCTTCAAACGTTTGGCAAAACACGGTGAAGGCGGCGTAAGTGGGGGAGGGTTGGCGCTCGGCTTTTCTTTCTTTTTGCGCCGCAACAATTTTTCTTTCTTTTTCACTTTGCAACTTAGCAACAACGGTAAAGGGGTTTACTTTGGGGCTTTGGACATTTGTGAAATCATTTGTTTCAACTTTTTCAAAGTCGGTAAAATCTGGAAGATTTTCATCTAATACTTGAATCTGGTTAATACTTAGATTAGGTAATACTTCAAGGGGCTTCATTGGTGAAGGTGTCCCCCCTTCATGGGTGAATATCCCCCCCTCTTCATCAGTAAAGGGGGAGGTATCTAAATTTGACATATTTTTACCCGTTACAAATACTCCTATTAACTCCGTGGTAATCTTATAAAGGTTACTTGTTTGGCTTCCATCAGGTCTAAAGCGTTGTTTCACGCTTATAATTTTCCGTGTTACCAATTCATTTTTAACCCGTAAAATCTTTGATTCGCTGAATCCAGAATGCTCAATCAATTTTTTGTTTGAAGGAAAACACATACGGTTTTCATTCATAAAATTAACAATGTGGCAAAGGAGAAACAACTGGTCAGGCGTCACCTGTGGCAAAAGTCTTGTATCAATGTTTATCATAAATTTATAAAAAAACCCAGCACGTGAAGGGGTACTGGGTTAGTTGAACAATGCGGATATTGTCCCGAAGTTCTTTTGAATGACCTTCACCTCGTTCAAAAGAATGATTAAAGATAAGGAATATTTGGCAAATTATATATAATATTTTACTTCGCCTTCACCTTTTGACCAGTCAGCCACAACAACGCCTTTCTCAATTAAAGTTTTAACGGTTATGCAATTAAAATACGATCCTCCGTCTTGAGTGTTAAATTTATCATCTTTATAAGCAAAAATTGATTTGTCTTTAAACTCTGGAAGTTTTATTAATACGCGTAAGTCGTAAATAATATATTTACTTATATTTCCTTTATCTTCATCGTAAAAACAATAAAAATAATACCATGGATTTGTATTTCCTGATGCAAAATTTAATAGCTTATAGTACTCAGATTTTATTTCAGGATTTTGACTTTTTGTTTTAATGGTTATGTCAATTATATCTCCGTGCATTTTTCGCGCCCTGTGACTTACTTTTATTTTTGGAAAGTAGCAAGGCAAGTCTATGAATAAATCAATAGCATTTATTGTGTCATTATAAACGTCTGATGCTTTAATCATTGAAATATATTTTTCAGTTTTAATAACTTGTAATTTAGCTTTTAAAAACTTTGCGATATATTCCTTTGCCTCTGGAAGGCTTTTGTCTGAATACTTTCTAAATTCTTTATAATTAACACTTACCATCTTCAAGCCTTTTTAAAGTTATTTTATAATTTTGTTCGTCAATCTCGCATCCAATGAAATTCCTTTTTAATTGATTTGCCGCAACAACAGTTGAACCACTCCCAAGAAAAGGATCGAAAATTGTTTCGTTGACGTTGGTACTATTTTCAATGAGTTGCTTAATTAAGTCAACTGGCTTTTGTGTGTTATGAAATCTTTCATCATTAAATCTGCATTGAATTATATTTTTGGGTCTTGTTAAGAATTCCCTGTTACCTCCAGCAAAAACAATCATTTCATAAGAGCTCGAATAATTTCCTTTTAAGTCACCCATTCCCATGAATAATTTATCCCAAATTATAAGGTTCTTGATTTGAAAATGCTTTGAAATAATTGCATTGAATTGAGGGTAAATTTTCCAGTTGCAAAAAATGTAAATGTGTGCATTGTCTTTCAACTTGATTTTTACCTCATGTAACATTGTATCAAGCAAAAGCAAAGCATTGTCAATGTTTCCATCGTTCTCAATCTTGCGGCTCAGTTGATTGTCATACGCGCCAAATTGAATGTCCACTCCGTAGGGTGGGTCGGTTATTAAACAATCAATACTTTTGTCCTCAATGGTCTTAATAAACTCAATGCAATTTCCATGGAAAATATTTGCATTGCTTTCGTAAACCTTTTCAATTATTTCAATCGCCTTTTGCGTTTTATATTGTTCCTTTTCATCTTTTTTTATCTCTTTGTATGCTTGATGAATATTTACTTCACCTGTTCTTAATTTTACTTTTAATTCCTCTGGTGCTTTTTTTGTTACAACGTCAAACATTCCAGTCTTACCTGTACTCCAGCCAAGTTTTTCGGCAAATTCATTTCGTGTATTATGTTCCGTTTTGTCAATATTTGACAAAACGGGAGATTCTTTACCTTTATTAAGAGTAAGTAATTGTTTTTCTTTTCCTTCTATTTTGCGCATTTCGCGAACATAAGAAAGCAGTTCTCCCCTTACAAATTCTGGTAAATTCCTTCTTCCAAGTTGATTGTTTACCATCCATTCCTTTACCGCGTTCATGTCGGCAAATTCCTTTTCTACTGTAACAAAGTCAATGTCGTATTCCTGGGCAATCCTGTACCTGTTGTGTCCATCGACCAAGATACCGTTCCATGTCACCAATGGGTCGCGGATTCCTTCTTCAAGAATGTTACGTTCCAGTTGCTTAAATTCCTCACTTGTTAACGGTGGGATTAAGACTTCAAGTTCTTTTAATATTTGCATGATAATTTTTTAAGGTTATAAGTCAAACAACTGTATTTTCCAAGCGTCAATTTCATCTTTAGTCATTTTAAAGATGTCAATTATTCCAGCGTCGCAATCTGGATAATCTCGGCACATAAGCCAAATATCACCTTTTGAGGATTGATTTACTTGTACGTCTTTGAACGTATAATCTTCCATACAATGATTACATATACAAGTGTCTGACTGCTTTGGGATTGGGCGAAAAGGATAATTTTCTCTAAATAATTTAGTCCTTTCTGCACCTGTGTAAGTAATTCTTTTACGTGGCATAATAAAAAAATAAAAAAACCCACAAAGGCACTACTCTTTATGGGTTTAATGAGGTAAATGGTTTCCTCAAATACCTTTTGCGGGGTAGTGCTTCCTGCAAAAGGCAATACAAATATACAAAATATTAATTACTTTCCCCCTCTTTTTTTCCACGGCGGATTCCCCAGAGCGCTCTGCAAATCCATGTATTTTACCACGGCTGGCGGGGTTTCGTATGTCACAGACGGAAATTCATTTCCCTCTGTCAAAACCTTGTCCAAGGCTGCTTTGATGAAATTTGCCATGTTACTTTCCCTCCCGTTTCACAAATAACAATCCCCACGGCGTTACCTCCGTTGTTTCCCTGAGCAAGTGAAAACCGTGGCGTTGAAACACGGCAACCCATTGTTCCTTTTGCTTCAGGTTAATATGTCCCCATTCAATGTCGAACGCTGGATCCGCTGAGGCATAAGGCGTCGAGGTAAAATAAAAATACTTGTTACAGGCTTTGTAAAGTATCGGCATGACAAAGGATATTTGCGCGTCGGTCATGTGTTCAAATACTTCTGTAGAGTAAATGGCATCGTATTTTCCCTTTATCCTCAATTCATACCTTCCCTGTTGATATTTTGAAGCCCACTTTGCAAGCATATATTTTGACGGCTCAACGCCCTTGCTTAATGCAAATTCCCTTTCATACGGGTTAATGTCGTAACCCATGTAATTATACAAGCCCACGCGCTGGCAGGCGGATAAAAAGAAACCAAGCCCTGATCCGAATTCAAAAAAGGATTTGCAACCCATGATTTGTAAAACCCTTGCGCCGTTGGTATGCAAGTTTACCAGGGGTTCATAGTCGCGCGTGGTAAAACCAAGCTCAACGGATTTGTCGAAAAAGAATTTGTTATCAATCATTTGCTTTGTTTTTGTAACAAGGGCAGGATTCGAACCTGCACGGTGGATTTTAAAGGTTGTTTTTTAATTTTACGTCGCGACTTCCACCAAACCCTTAAGCGTTTACCAATTTCGCCACCTTGCTAATTTGCAAGTGAAGGAATCTAATCTTCGTCTTTTTGCCGTCGCAAAACATTTTAACACTAAACTAACTTGCGTCACAAAGATATAAATAATTTTGTTAAAAAATATTTTAAATTTGATAACAAATAAATTATTATCTTTGCAGAAAGAAAAAATACAATGATAAAATTAATAGTTGCAGGTCGAATTGGTCAGGATGCTGAAATCAAGTCAGTCGGAGATACAACCGTTTGTTCCTTCTCCGTTGCTCACACGGAAAAAACATTTGGTAACAATCCCACGGAAAAGACGGTTTGGGTCACTTGCTCAATGTGGGGTGAACGTGGTTCAAGACTTGCACCGCACTTGCTAAAAGGAACGTATGTCGTGGTTGAAGGAACAGGCGGCGTAAATGCGTATATGAAAAACGGAGAACCCACGGGAATCATTCGTTGCATGGTAAATAATATCGAGTTTGGAGGCAAGGCAACGGCAGGGGAGAATACCTCTGGCGGGTATGTTAATCCATTGACAAGTCCAGTTGTACAGGAATTAAAAAAAGAATTAAACGCTGACGAACCATTCCCATTTTAATATGACACCTGAGTATCAAAGGCAATATCGGGAAAATATGACCGATTACCAAAAGCAAAAGTTAAGGGAATATTTTAGACTTTATCACCAGAACCAAACGCCCGAAAAGAAGGCTGAAAAAAGGTTAAGAAATCAAGCGTGGTATCAAGCGAACAAAGAGAGGGTAAATAAATACCAAATGGAACGTTATTACAGATTAAAAGAACAAAAAAATGAATGTGAATAAACAAACGCCCGCCGTGTTTTCGGTAAGCTATCGGGATGAAAAAATAAGAAAGAAGTTGCTTGATTTACAATTTCAACTTTGGAAGGAAACGAATGTCAAACACTCGATGGAAGAAGTTTTAAATCTTTTATTGGACACATACCAAAAGCATCACAAATGAGGTTAGGCATTGTAACCAATTTAACCAGCCCCACGACCGATTATTACCGTTCGGTTAATCCATTCATGCGGCTTCGCTCCCAGATGGTAAATTTAACCATTACTTACCTTAATCCTGAGATGGTAAAATGGTACGATTTTTACGACGTTGACGTTATCCTTTTCCAACGTCCCAACGGAGACGGCATGTTATCCATGATCGCGGAGGCAAAGAAGATGGGGAAGAAAATCATTCTCGACCACGACGATTTATTACACGAAGTCAACGCCGCGAATCCAGCGTCGGCACATTTTGGTAAAACACAGGTAAAAGAATCGGTTGAAAAGGCTTTTAAGTATGCGGATTATACCATTGTATCAACTCCCTTTCTCAAAGAGTTTTACAAGCAATTCTTTGACGAAAGTAAAATAATGGTTATCCCAAATGCCATTGACTTTCAAGTGACGCCACTTTGCCCCGTGTCACCTGATAAGTTGGAGGCAAAGATTAAACGCGTGTTGTGGCGTGGAAGCATGACACACATTGAGGATTTAAAAACCGTTGATACATTTTGGCATTATGTCAGCGAACGCAAGGACACAGAGGTTGCATTTATTGGAATCCCTGAGTGGTTGGGTAAAACATTGTACCCAAATATTAAGGTCATACCTTGGAACAATTCTTTATTTCAGTATTTCGAGTTAATCAAAAACAGTGCGGCTCATTACGCCGTGTTCCCTTTGACAAATGACAATTTCAACCAAAGCAAGTCAAATAACTTTGCGATGGAAATGTTGGTCACAGGTTGCATCCCTTATGCACCAAAGGAAATAACCGAGTTCAATGTTCCGGGGGTGCGATTGTACGAAGGTTCGGACGATTTGTATTATCAATTTGAAAAGGCATTGGCAAAGGATGGGGATTATTTCAATCATTTGCAGGCTGGGAGGAAATGGCTTTTGACGGAGCGAAATTTGCTCACAGTCAACAACAAACGTAAACAAGTGTTAAAAGGAATATGAAGCTAAAGGATATTAAACCAAACCCGAATAACCCACGCGTCCTGAGGGATGAAAAGTTTCAAAAGCTAAAGCAAAGCATCACTGAGTTTCCTAAGATGCTTTCCCTTCGCCCAATGGTCATTGACGAAAACAACGTGGTGCTTGGTGGCAACATGAGGCTTCGCGCCTTGCAAGAACTTGGATTCACGGACGTGGATGAGGCATGGGTAAAACGAAGCAGCGATTTAACTGAGGAAGAAAAGAAGCGGTTCATCATTGCGGACAATGTCGCCTTTGGCGAATGGGACTGGGACACACTTGCGAACGATTGGGAAGTCGTGGACTTGGAAGCGTGGGGGCTGGATATACCTCAGTTTGACACGGTGGAGGAACAAGAAATGGAAGATTTATCTGATAAAATAAAATCAATGTTTAAAATTGAAGTTATTTGTAAAGATGAACAAGAACAAGAAAGAACTTATAATAAACTAATTGAACAGAACTACGAATGCCGACTTTTGACATTGTAAAAGAAATCAAGCCAAAAAAATCTTTTCGCATTGCAAGTGTAATGGGAAAATTTGATTTACAAAGTAATCATATAACCGAAAGGTTCAAAGGTAGTATTGATATTGATAATGATTGGCAAATTGGATTAATTGTTGGTAAAAGTGGCACAGGAAAAACAACCATTGCAAAACAATTATTTCCAGAAAGTTATATTACGAATTTTGATTATAAAAGCGAAAGCATATTAGACGATATGCCTAAAGATTGTTCTATCGAAGAAATTACAAATACCTTTATTAGCGTTGGTTTTAGTTCTCCTCCAAGTTGGTTAAAACCTTATCATGTATTAAGTAATGGAGAAAAAATGAGGGTTGATTTAGCTAATGCAATATTGCAAAAAAATGATTTATTTGTATTTGATGAATTTACAAGCGTTTTAGATAGGCAGATTGCAAAAATTGGTTCTTTTGCCACTCAGAAAGCAATCAGAAAAACAGATAAAAAGTTTATCGCTGTTTCATGTCATTTTGATATTGAGGAATGGTTAATACCTGATTGGGTTTTTAATACAGATACAATGACCTTTCGTGTAAACGAAGGGCAAAAAAAAAATAGACCAAAACTTAATATTGAAATCAGAACTTCAAAATCGTGGCACGAAACAAAAAATGTATGGAGAGAGTTTTCAAAGCATCATTATTTGAATTCAGAAATAAATCAAAATGTTAAAGCATTTTATTTATATTGCAATAATCAATTATGTGGTTTTTTTGCTTACATGGCTTTTCCTCATCCTCTTATAAAAAAAGTAAAGAAAATATCAAGGATAGTTATATTGCCTGATTACCAAGGAATAGGATTGCACAAAGTTTTAACAGAAATTTGTTGTTCACATTTGATTAATTCAGGTTATAGGGTAATCGGACAAACATCACATCCTGCAGTAATAAAATACAGAAAAAATAGCATAAATTGGATTTGTAAAAAAATAGGAAGGGGTAGTAATTATAGTAAAGCGCATAGCACATTAAAAAGCATAATAAAAACAGAAAACACTGGAGTAAATTCTAAAAATCAATCTGTAAACAAAATAACAACTTCTTGGGAGTTTGTTTTAAAAGATGGTTAACTCGTTAAAAACTCGTTTCATGAGGGAAGGAAAAAACAATGGCAAATTAAAATCTGGAAATACGGTTAACGTTGGTCGCCCCAAGAAACTCCCAGCCCTTGATATTATCATGGCAAATGTAATGGGTCAGGAAAAAGACGGTATCACGGCGGCTGAGGCAATTATCATGAAGCTCAGGGAACAGGCGGCAAAGGGTGATATCAAGGCGGCTCAGTTGCTTCTTGATAGGGCATACGGAAAGGCAAAGCAAAACATTGACATAACGACGCAGGGGGAAAAGGTTACCGTGCCAACGATTATATTCACAAAGGAAAATAATGTATAGTATAATGTTTAATATTAGAAAAATTTTAATGTTTTTAAGTGTAATTCAATTTACAAAAGAATTGCCAAATCATAAAATGTATATGGTTGAAAAAAGACGTTGGAATCCTTTTAATCCATTAAGTTATGTTTGCCTCGTTCTTTTGTTCATTGTTGGCTTTGTCCTTTACGGTGCAAAAGGCGTTTTTGAAGAAACAGAAATTAAGGATGCTTTTAAATGGAGATAAAAGTCAGTGACAAATATCAAGCCCTGTGGCAACCTCGGACGCGTTACTTCCTCATCACTGGGGGGCGTGGTTCGGCAAAGTCTTTCACCGTGGGGCTTTGGGCTTGTAATATGTTATTGGCTTATAAGAATTGGAAGGTACTGTTTACCCGGTACACGTTATCAAGTGCGAATATTTCCGTGATTCCTGAGTTCAGGGAGAAGATTGATTTACTTGGTGTCGGTGATGAATTCCAGATGACAAATGCCTTGATAAGCCACAAGGTTACAAAGAGTGAAATAATCTTCTCAGGCATTAAAACAAGTTCGGGAAATCAAACGGCAAAACTCAAGTCAATACCAAAGTTAAACGTCTTCATCGTGGACGAGGCTGAAGAATTTGTAAGCGAAAAGGACTTCGATACCATTGATGAATCAATTCGTATGCCCGATACGCCTAACCTTGTTATCCTGGTGATGAACCCGCAGGACGTGGAACACTGGATTTGGAAGCGTTGGTTTGAAAAGTCGCACCGCATGGAGACGATTGACGGGCACATGATACCGATAAGCACACATGAGGATATAACCCACATACATACAACGTACTTGGATAACTTCCATAACATAAGTAAGGATTATATCGCAAAGATTGAGGCAATTAAAAGCAAGTCGCCTGAGGCATACGCTCACAGATTCCTTGGTAAATGGCTGGATAAAAAACAGGGCGTTGTATTTCCAAACTGGGTGGAAGGCGAATTTGATACAAGTTTGCCTTTTGCTTATGGTCTTGACTTTGGATTCTATCCAGATCCTTTGGCATTGGTCAAAGTCGCGGTTGATACCACGGCAAACAAGATATACGTAAAGGAAATCATTTACGAGCAAAGTCTTTCATACGACATGGTGCTTACAAAGATTAGAAATAGCATTGAACTTGATGCCATGGTTGTCGCTGATACAAGCGAACCACGTTTGATAGACGCGCTTACCTCAAACGGAATCAACGTACATAAGACGGAAAAGTACGCGGGCAGCGTGGTGGATGGGATTAAGAAAATGACTGATTTTACGATTGTGGTCACGGAAGATTCGTATAATTTAAAATTTGAATTAAGGAATTATATTTGGAACGACAAAAAGAGTTCAACACCAATGGACGCGGATAACCACGGGGTTGACGCGCTTCGCTACGGGTGCATGAGGCTATTGGAAGGCTCGGACGTTTTAGCATTTAATTAAAAAAATATGACACCAAAGGAAAAAGCAGACGAATTATTTACCCATTATTACAACCTGATTCAAAGCATCGGGGGCGAACTTGGTCAGGAAATCCTCGTTACAATCCTCGCAAAGCAAAGCGCGTTGTTTGCGGTAAACACATTATTAAACGATAAGCATCCAACAGAAGATTTTAATGAAACATATTATTATTGGGAAGAAGTTGAACAAGAAATCGAAAGTATATGAAACCTCAGGACAAAGCAAGGGAATTACATTTATTAATTTACGACACATTGCCTTATCGGCACGTGGTTACAGGTGAATACGACAGTTGGCTGGAGGCAAAGAAAATAGCCTTGTTTTTAACCGAACAAATCATAAGCAACAACCAAACGATTTGCGGACAACTTGGCTCAGACGTGGATGAAAACACGGCTTATTGGTGCGAAGTTGAGCTGCATTTAAAAAATATCATAACGAAATGACGAACAACGAAAAGGCGGTTTACATCATTCACCTGATTGAGGAGATAACCAAAGAGATACAAGAACACCCAATGCGAAGAAAACAATTGCTTCTCCTTCGCTCCCACTTGGAAAAGGCGGTGCGGTTGACAGGTACGGGCAGGTACAGGGAATTGAAACGCCCTGAATCTTTGCCCCTTGTAAGCCATGCAAAAGTATTAACCCCAGAGGTTAAAGAAAATGCAAAAAGCGTTGAACCGAGCGCAATAATTGCAGATAATATTCCCGAACCAACAAAGAAAAACAGGCGCAAATAATGGTACAATTTCATTTAAGCCACTCCGATACAAAGTATTTTTATCCTGAGACGGCAGCGGATATCACCTTGGAACAATACGTTTACTTCCATAAGTTTATTTTACCTCAATACCCTGAGGTTGAACTTGATGCCTTGATAGCACAAAAGCAAATGAAGGCGGCGTATGAAAAAATCAAACCGTATGCAAAGAAACTTGGCGTTGACTTACTTAAGTTGTGGGCGGACGTGGTGAAGGAATGTGAAATAATCCTTTTGACAAAAGATGTCAAAGACAATGTACGTCGTTTCCTTCCAGCATTGATTGACCAGTTTAATCAAAGTCAAAGTAAACTTATTGAATGCTGTGAAATAATGGACGAAGTCTGGGAGGCGCAAGTAAAATACCCGTACATGGCAAAGGTTGTTAATTATTTTACGGGCATTCCTTTGGATGCGTGTTATGGCAAAGTTGCGGAAAGCTTGGAATTAAAATATTTAACCTTCATGTTTACAAAGATCCTCAATGCGATAAGCGTACCAGAGGAATTGAAATACAAACAGATATACGACTTCAATGGCACTTTGTATTATTTACCTGATAAGTTAATGGCAAAATCCACGTTGCTTGAATTCGCTGAGGCAGCGCAATTTGACAAAGGGCGCAAAGCAATTGCCAACAATGATGCACAAGGCTTGCTTCATGTTATCGCCGTGTTGCTCAGGAAAAAGGACGAAGCATATAGCGACGAGGTATTTCAAAGGAATTGCATTGACTTTTTAAAATTGCCCTTACAAGTTGGCTTTGAAATTGGTTTTTTTTTGATGAAGTTAAGCGAGAGTTATACAACCGATTTGCAGACCTCTATGCTCAAAAAGGCGATGGAAAGTATGCCGCCGCTTCAAAGCAATTGAATGACAAATACGGTTGGTACTTGACGATTAAGAAAATAGCTGAGTGCGGCTTGTTTAACTTAGCAGGGCTCACCCCCTTACAATCAAGCGAAAAGGCAAATTTATATGAGGTCTTTCAATATCTTGCGAGCAAAGCGGCGGAGGACAATCTTTACAATGAGATACAAAAGCAAAAGAAATGACATTATTAGAAATAGCAGACTTGTTCAAAAGTACCACGGACGCAACGCAAGGGTTAAACGGCTTTTCATTCGGTTGGGCTTCGGACAGGACACGGTCACAGGATTACGCGGACGTGGGCGAAAACAGTACAAACTTATTTCCCAGAGTTTTCTTTGCCGTGCCAACGCTTACAAACAACCCGATAACGCGCCGCGACGTGTATCAAATTACTTTGTTCTTTGACGATTTACTTGGATACAATGAGGATGGCACGGTTAATGAGGATACACAGATTGAAAAGTGGTCAGCCTTGACCGTATTGGCTGAGAAATTCATGTTACAGATAAATACAAATAAGCAGGCTGGTAATATCTCCGAAGGGGTTCAAATGACATTGGACAGTTTTTCATCGATACAAAGGTTAATAAGTGTACAGGCGACGTTCAACTTAAACGTTATTTCATCATGTTAGACGAGTTGCAAATTTTAGCGGATGACATTGCGCAAATGGCAATTGAAGCCGTGGCGAATGAGTGGAAGGCGCAAGGACACAACTTGACAGGCGCAGCCATTAAGAACATGGAAACGGTTATACGCTTCCAAACAAATGAATTAATCATTGAAGGCTATGTTCCCGATTACATGGCAATAAATAATAAAGGGGTACTTGCAACAAAGATTCCGTATTACCCAGGCAGCGGAAGGAAAGAAAGCGAATATATTAAAGGCTTAATGAGATATGCAAAACAAAGGTTTGGCGCATCGGATAAAGAAGCTAAATCAA